ATTGCTGGGTGTTCTATAGGGTCGTTTGTAGGACTAATGTTTGCTTTCAAAATGCAAATAGAAGAAATGGAAACTCTTATTTATAAAATAGTTAGCGATAATGATTTATGTAATGTTCCTATTAAAAATTATATTAAATTAATAACAGAATATGGAATATGTGATATGGAAATTTTAATAATTCATTTAAAAAACTTTATTAAATATAAATATCCTAATTTAGATGATAATGTAACATTTAAGGATATATCAAAAATTTTTGGAATTAATTTATATATGTCTTCTACAAATATAAATTCGTGTGAAAATAAAATTTTTTCTATTGAAAATACTCCTAATATATCTGTATTTGATGCGTGCTGCGCTTCAATGTGTATTCCACTATTATTTAAGCCAATATATATTGATGATTACTATTATGATGGAGCGCTTACTAATAATTTTCCAATAAATATATTTGACGATATTCCGTGTGATAATATAATAGGTATGGTGTTACAAAAAGAAGAAAGAAAAATGCAGAAAACAAAAAATATTAGTTTAATATATATATTAAAACAATTATTTAATATATTAAATAAATTAAGAATAAAAGATGTATTGATAGCACAAATTAATAATAGTAAAATAAAAAATTTTTATTATCCTACAAATTTACCTTTAGATAACACTATAAATATTAATTTTACTAGATTAGGTATGAAATTTGAACTTAAAAAAGAACAAATAGATAGTATGATATTTGCGGGTTTTGAAAGTATGACAGAATATATAGAAGATAGATATGATAAATATATTAAAAAAAAAAATTTAGATATAATATTTTCAAGTACTCGAAGTGTATAAAATTATTTTAATTTAATCTTATTATTAATATAATAAGGTTTTTTATTGATTATATTAACATTTAATGGTTTTTTATCTGTGAATATATTATTTGGCATATTAAGTAATATATCTATCAATGTATCTGATATAATTTTTAAAAATTTATAATTTTGTAAATATTGATAATTTTTATAAATATTAGAAATAGTATTTTCAAACTTAATTATAAAATTTGAAAAATTATCAGATGGTAAATTTGGTGGTATATTAAAATTTACTAACCATGATCTACGATAATTATTTTTATTAATAAATGCTGATAATAGTCTTACATAATCTTCAGAAATATCTATTGTGTTGGCATATATAATTTTCTTGGATAATCCAAAATCATATATATATATAGAATATGGACATGATTTTAAATAATAGTTTTTTTTATTAATATTATAATGGTAATATTTATTATTATTTTTATTATCATTATTTGTATAATGATATAAAAAATTACCCCAATGACAATCTCTATGTATATATCCAAAATATTGAAATGTTAATATTGATAACATTATTTGTGAAAAAACATTATATAAGATATCATCATTAATAAAAAATTCTTTTTTTTTACATAAACTTTTTAAATCACCATGAGCAAGTTCATTTAATAACATTATATATTTTTTGTTATTAATTAAATGGGGTAAATTATTATTAGAAACATTATTGCAATTTATTACTTTATAAGTAAGTATAAAATGTTTTGATATTTTTTTTTTAATTATTATATCTGTAATCTTCTTATTTAATTCACTTTCATTTGTATTTTTAAAATCTTGTTCCATTAATTTTGCTGCTATAGGATATTTTCCTATTTCATTTTTAATTTTAGTAATATATATATATCCATATTTACTGGAACTTCCAATACGTTTTTCAAGACTTATTATATTTTTAATAACATAATTATATGAATTTGTATTATAATTTTTAACTGATTTTAAACATTCATTATCACTAATATCTAATAATTTATCATTTATATTATTATAATAAAATATTCTATTTTCTAAATTATATTTTATCTTTTTATTTTCAAAATATTTTATAATATTTCTAATGCCAAAGTATTTATATTTTTTATTATATATATCTTTATTTTTTTTAGTAATATATTTAGAATCTATAGTGTTAGATAAAGGCTTTGATATATTACTTATAGTTTTATATGATTCGTAAGAATACATAATCTTTTTCTATTATAATGTAATATTCTAATATATTAGTATATTAGATTTATTAATGAATAATGATATAGAACCCTATATATTTGTAATTGATTTAGATGGTACAATAATAGGTAATTGTACATATCAATGTGATATATATAATATAATGGAAATGATGAAAATGTATAATAAAAAGGAATTAAATAAATATAAAATATCATGCGAAAAATCATTAAATAATAGTTATAACAATAAATCGCTACTTATGAGACCGCATTTTTTCTATTTTATTCAATCTATGAAAAAATTATATCAAAGGTCTTATTTTTATATTTATACTGCTTCAGAAAAAAAATGGGCAAATAAAGAAATTGCGATAATTGAAAAAAATAATAATTTTAAATTCGACAGACCATTATTTACAAGAGATAATTGTATTTTAGACAATGATGGTAATATAAAAAAATCTATTACTAAAATATTACCTCTCATAAAAAAAAATATAAAAACACCATCATCTTATGATATTAGAAAACATCTTTTAATAATAGATAATAATCCTACTTTTATAGATTATAAAGAAAATCTATTAATATGTCCCTCATATAATTATATTAAATTTAATAATTTGATTGATATATTTCCTGATGAAATAGATAATAGTTACATTAAAAATTATATAGCTAAATTAACAAAAGAACAAAGAATATGTAGAAAATATGATGGAGATAGTTGTTTAGAGAAATTATATAAATGGTTATATAAAAAATGCAAGAAAATTAATAAGTATAATTCAAAGTATTTAAATGATACTTTTTGGAAAGATTTAGTAATATTAATAAAAAATTATAGTATAAGACATTATAATTCTAAAAATATAGAAATAATGCAAAAGAGTATTGCCAATACATAATAAAGAAATAAAAGTATAATAATTATATAATGATATATGTAAGTTTTGATATTGGTGTTAAAAATTTGGCATTGTGTATAATCAAAAAAGATGATTTAACAAATAAGCTTGAAATAATTGAATGGCGTATAATAGCTCTTGCAGAAAGTAAAAAAGAAATTAAAGGTATTGAGGATATTACAGAGAGAATTTATGTTGAAATGGATAATGTAATTGGTGAACTTAAACGGAATAATATAAATATCATAGATTATGTATTAATAGAAAATCAACCTTCAAATTTAAATGGTATTATGAAAACTATACAGCATATTATATATGGATATTTCAGTTTAATTAAATATTGGGATAAGGAGGTTAATAATGTTATTTTAATAAATGCGTCATTAAAAACTAAGAATCATAATTACATAATTAATATAGAAAAAAATAACGACGACCCTAAAAATAAAAAAGGGTTTAGAAGAGAAAAATATAAGAATAATAAATTAACTAGTATAGAATTATGTAAAGAGTATATTAAAGATGATGAGATATTAAAAAAGATTTTTAATGAAAATAAGAAAAAAGATGATTTAAGTGATGCCTGTTTACAGGCTATTTCATATATTAGAAGTAATAGTAAAATAGATATTATAAATAATTATAATAAAATATATATGCATAATACTTAATAATCTTTAGAATGCGTATTAATACCTATTAAAATATTATAATAGATATATAAACATTTAATATCAAAATAAATATATAATATGGCTTTAATATCTACTCTTAATAATCAAAATGATGATTTAATAGAGATAAATAGAGATAGTTTTAATAACCAATCTTTTAATTTTAATATTCCGCGCGATATATCTTCTAATAATTCATTATTTAATAGGAAAAAAATAAGCGATGATGTTATATCAATATCTTCAGCAGGCTCATCAAATGCAAGTTCTCCAGGTGGAAAACAGAATTATATGAAAAATATGAGTTCTATTTATAAAAATAAAGACAAAATTGTGAAAGTAAATAGATACAATGATGATATAAATTATTCAAGTTCTAAAAATAAAGGAAGTAATAATAGTGTAAGTGAAGATAGTAGTATAAGTGGTGAAAGTAATGAAAGTGATGAAAGTAATGAAAGTGGTGAAAGCAATGAAAGTGATGAAAGTGGTGTAAGCAATGAAAGCGGTGAAAGCGGTGAAAGCGGTGAAAGCGGTAGAAGCGGTAGAAGCGGTAGAAGTAGTAATTCAAATAGTGAAAGAGAAGCTGATTATGGAGAAAATAGAAAAAGTTCAAAGGGGTATAAGATTGAACAGCAAAAATATTTAAGTCCAAAAGAGTTACTTAAATTAGAATTAAATGAAAAAAGAGAAATAATATATCAACTTGATAGATTAGAATCCAAAGGATTTAAAGTTCCTTTTAAATTTAATATGAATTCTGAAATTGAAGAGATGAGAACTGAATATAATAGAATTATAAGAGAAAAGGAACTTGATGGAAGTGTACGTTTTCAACAAAAAATGCTAATGGCTTTTATATCTGGTACAGAATATTTAAATACAAGATATGATCCTTTATCAATTCGTCTTGACGGATGGTCTGAACAAGTTAATGAGAATATTAATGATTATGATGATATTTTCGAAGAATTGCATTATAAGTACAAGGCGAGTGGTAAAAAAATGGCTCCAGAACTAAGATTATTCTTATCACTTTCAGGAAGTGCTTTTATGTTTCATTTAACAAGTAGAATGTTTAAAGAACAACCTCTTCCTAATATTGAAAATGTATTAAAATCAAATCCCGAATTAATGAAACAATTTCAAAATGCTGCAGCAAAACAATATATAACAGGTAATACAGAACAACAAATGCCACAGATGTCTCAAAATAGAGGTTCGGCAAATGAAGGGATGGGGTTATTTAACATGGTTAGTAGTTTATTTGGGTCATTAAATAGTGAACCGCAACAATCAAGAATGCCAATGTATCAACAATCTCCGCAAATGCAAAATTCTCAGAATCAAAGAATGCCCCCACGATATAATGAACAACAAAATTCAAAAAAACCAGCAGAAGATATTGATAATATTATAAGAAATGTTCATAATAAAATATCAATCGATGATAATGATAATAATATAGAGACTTTATCTGTAAGCGATGAAGAAATTACATCAATTATAGAAGATACAGCTGATATTCAAATATTAAAAGCAAGAGGAAGACCTAAAAAGGCAGCGCGTACTTTAAATATTTAATTATAATAAAAATAAAATATTAGTTAATTATGTTCTAATTTATTTTCTATTTTTTCTTAAATTAGTTATCTTTTTTGCTGATTTGGTTACGAAACTTGCGACATCTTTTACAGAGCCTACTATTCTATCAGGTGTTTTTCTTAAAGATCTCATTGGATTACTTATAGTATCTTCAACTTCTTCTTCGAAATCTTCAATTTTATTTAATAAGTTGCTTAAAGTGTTTAATAATATAGGTACTATAATTATAGTGAATAAGCTAGTTAGGAATAAGAATAGAGATATCATGGTTCCTACAGATATAATATCTCTGCTTAAATCTTCTGAGCATTTGCATTTTTCATTAGTTAAATATCTAACATAATCAAAAGCATAGTATATGTATACTACAAACATTAAGAAGAATATGAAAGTGGCAATTGATAGTAATTGAACAACTACATATCCCATGCTTTTAGCAACACTATTTAGCGATATAAACGCGGTTATTAAGAAATATGCTAAAGCAATTATTGTAAAGTTTTTAATAAAATCTTTATTTGGGTGTTCTGAACATTCACAACCCATATTTTCTAATTTATAAATATAACTTAGTATTATTAATAATAATATTGCAAAAATTGCTTGAATTATTACACTACTATAAAAAGACAGGGTATTATTACTTTCTTTCATTATACTATTTCTTGCTCTATACTATTATATAGAAATAATTTTTTTTAGATTTTATAATTCAATAATATTATAAATTAAAAATTTTGTAGAATTATCAAACTTTTTAAAATCAATATTTTTTATTTTATCGATAATTTCTGGATATTTTTTAATATATAATATTTTATATATTTGTTCAAATAATATATCTAATATATATTTATATACATCTGCGTTAATTATATAATTTATGTATTCGCAAATATTATTTAATAATATTATTAACTCACTTTCTTTATATTTAATCCATACTTTATTCATATTATGAATATTTTTTTTCCATTTAATATAATCACAATATAAATCATATTCATCATTGAGTAATAATAGATTATTATCATATATGTATGTAGGCGGATTCCATTCTTTATTATTTAAATAATTATTCCAATATATATTAATATTTGATATTAAAAAATCTTTATCGAAGAAATCTAAGATATCACTATATATATCATCATCATTTGTTTTAATATAATTTATAATTATAGAAAAAATTTCATCTAATGTATCTTTGCTATTATCAATAATATCTTTTATCTTTTCATATATGTAATCTTTATTTTTATTAGATAATTTGTTAAGATATCCTATTAAACTTCTTTTAGTTTCTGAAGTTTTTGTAAATTCAGGAATAATTATATGAACTCTATTTTTAATTTTTGGCTTGTTATATTTATCTTTATTATTAAATATTTTTTTAGCCCATATCATTTTAGGATCGTAATATGAGTTAAAACAACTATATGAGTTTTTAATATCAGCTACCTTTTCTAAAATATTAGAGGGTATTTCTACGATATTATTATATTCCTTTTTAAATAGCTCTATATTAATTTTAATAATTTTTTCGCTCATTATATCTTAATAATATTAAATAATCTTATATAGTTAGAGATATATATTTATTTGAAGAAGATAAAAATGAGTACATAATTTTATTATTCTTAAAGTTTTAAAAGTTTTTATAAATTTCTAAATATTTTTTAATTATGTACTCATTTTTTATCTATACAAACATATAAAGTAAATAATATACATAAGGCAAAAACACATAATATTAATAATATGTGTTCAATATTGAATAAATTAGAAGATATATATAATAATAATTTAGTATATAGAACAATTTTAGTATGTTATGATACAGATAAATATAAGAAACTTTTTAATATGAATAATTACGATGTATTTATAATAGATAATTATGATAATAATATAGAATATGAAAAACTCGATGTTAGAATTTTACTAATAGACCATACTATTTTCATAGATTTTATATCAAGCTATTACAATAATGTAAACACAAGTATTCCCTTTTATTCTTTAATAATATTTGATATTTGCGAACAAATAAATAATAATTTAAAAATACAATATAAAAATATATCTAAAAATAATACACAATTAATATAATTATTATCTAATAATATTTTAGAAGTTTATATATGGCAAAATCAACATACGCATATAATGATATTACAATATTAATAGTTATAGTAGTATTTTTATTAATATCTATATTCGTTCTTTCATATTATATTAATAATAATAATTCGATAGAGAATTTTACAGGAAATAAATCAATTGAATATTATTATATGAATGGATGTTCTCATTGTGAAAAATTTAACGTTTCTGGAATTTGGGAAGAATTAAAAAACACATATGGGAAAAATATAGAATTTAATAAATATGAAAATAGAGAACATCCTGATAGAGTTGCAAAATATAATATTACTGGGTTTCCTACAATAATTATAACTAATAATGGTAATATTATTGAAGAATATGTAGGCAATAGATCAAAAGAAGATTTAGAAAAATTTATAAAAAGAAATATATAAATAATAACAATTTATATTATTAAGAATAATACATAATTTTTAATTATGGGTGCTGGTTTAATGCAACTTGTATTAATTGGAAAAATATCACAATTTATTACGCAAAATCCACAAATTAATTATTATAAATATTCGCATAATAAACATACAAATTTCTCTATAGAACAAGTTAATATTACACCAGAAGGAAACGCAAATTCTGGTTTTATAAAAGGTGCTACACTTAATTTTAAAATTAGCAGATATTCTGATTTTTTATCAAATTTATTTTTCACATTTAAAATACCTGATATTTATTCTAATAATGAATATAGATTTAGATGGATCCCTAATTTAGGGTATAATTATATAAAAGAAGCTCGATTTAAACTTGGTGGCGTAATAATTGAAACATTATATGGAGAATGGTTAAATATTTGGGATGAATTAACTAATAAAGAAGGGATTAAAAATAATAAATTAATAGGTAATGTTGAAGAATTAGTTAATCCTTTCAATTTTGTTCCAAAATATACTATAATAAACAATCGTCTATTTAACATTACATATCCAATATCTGTATATAGTAGTACAAATAATAATCCAAGTATAAAAGGAAGACAAATTCAAGTCCCTTTAAACTTTTGGTTTACTAAAAACCCTTCTTTAGCATTACCATTATTAAAGTTGCAAAATATTGAAATAGATATTATAGATAAAGGATTTAATGGATTATATCAAGTATGGTGTGATATTTTAAATATTTATGTTAGTCCTGATTTATATGAATTAGTTCATTCTAAAAAAATTAGCATAGTTGATTTTGTGAGTCCTATTGATGCTAAATTTGATGTTAGAAATGAAATAGTTTGTTCGTATGTATTTTTAGATAGTGTTGAAAGAAGTAAAATGTTATTAAATGCAAATAATATAGATTATATAATAAGTACTCCTAAAAGAACACATTTTTTATTTGATGCTGTAGAAAGAAATAAAACTATTGAAATAACTAATGCATCTCATCATATAAAAGAATTAATATGGATTATTAGAAGAAGTGATGTAGTTAATTATTTTAATGATTATATAAATTATACTGCAACACATGAATACACAGAAAATATGGGAATATTAGAAAATATAGAAATAAAATGGAATGGTATAATATCTCGTACAGACAATAATGCTGAATTTTATAATAATATTATTCCTTATAAATATCATACAAATATTCCTCGTACAGGATTATACTGCTATTCTTTTTCATTATTTCCAGAGAAACAAATTAGTGCTGGGTCATATGATAATACCCGTATAACTACATCATTATTTATAACTACAAAAGAAAATATTGCTAATAATAGTAAAGTAAAATATATACACGATATATTAGGTGAAAAAGGTATAGTTTACAATAAATTAGGTTTTGAAGTTGTAATTTATGCTTTAGATGTTAATATATTAACAATATCAAATGGTACTGCTGCTTTTAAATATAGTTAAAATTTATTTAAAATTTATTTTTATATTCTTTAATTATAAGAATTATGGATTTATTTACTATTATAATTATAATAGTTTTTATATTTATTATTAAATATTTGATAGATACTATAAATTCTTTAGGTAAAGAGATAAGAGAAATTAAAGAAAAATGCATTATTGAAAAAAATACTAATTTTGAAAAAAAAACTAATATGACTTTGCCTATAAATACAAATGATATAATTAAAGGTATAACATATTTTAAAAATTATGTAGATGAAAATAAGTAAATATATATAAATAATATAAGCATTTATAATTAAATATGCCTCGTAAAAATAAAAAGAATGATGATAAATCTACAATAGAAAAAAAGAAGGGTTTAATGAATACTATTGTGAAAGATGTCATTTTAGTTGAAAACGAAGATATTATTTTACAATTACCTATATCTGCAAATGATATAACTAAAATAAATATAAATGAAGAAACATTAGATGTTCCTAAACCATATGAACCAGATTGTTATTATATTAATGAAACAAATATATACAATACTATTCAAGATAATTTGATTAATATAAAAGATGATAATAATATTTATTGTAACAAACAATTAAACGATTATAAAGAAGATAATATTGGTAATTTAACATATGGAGAATTATACTATAAAGAAAAGAATGATAGTGAAAATATTATAAAATCTACTAATAATTGTTATTGGTGTTGTCATGATATTAAAGATAGAATTTATGGCATGCCATATAAGTATAATACAACTTCAAATACTTATATATTATTTGGAAATTTTTGTTCACTTGAATGTGCTAATGCTTATAATTTTTCATCTCATTGTGGGAGTGACAAAGTATGGGAAATAAATAGTCTTATTCAAATGTTAAGTAAACATTATGGTCATACAAAACCTATTCGCCCTGCTCCTTCAAGATTTTTATTAAATATATTTAATGGACCTTTGACTATAGAAGAATTTAGAAAAGGACATTTGACAAATGATAAAACTCATTTGCTTAATCTTCCTCCCATGATTTCTACAACATATAATTATGAAATAGTAAATACATCATATCTTAAAAATATCACAGATAATATGAATAATAAAATTGAGACTAAAAAAAATAAAAAATGATATAAGAATATTATAATAAATATTATTGTGATAAATGGCATTGGAAGAAAATATATATTTTTCACCTTATCGTGTATCAACTATTACTTGTAATGCAAATATAGGTAAAGATATTAATTTAAATTTGAAAATATTATTTAATAATATTCTAATTATTAATAATAATGAAGATAATGGTATAGTATGGGTTCAATATATGAAAGAAGGGGAAGAATTATCAAGAGGCGTATATCCCAAAAAAAAGCGAAAAAGTAAAAAAAATAAAATGAAAAAAAATAGATTTGATAACCAAGTTACAATCATTTGTAAAAATAAAGGATATATGCCAAATATTAAAATATTTAAAAATGGAAATATACAATTAACTGGTATTAAAAATACAACTGATACAGAAATTATTGTTAATCATATTATAGATAATATCAAGAATATATATAATAGTATTGATAAAGATATTATTAATAATCGAGAAGATAATTATGAATTAAACTTAAAATATCAAAATTTCAAAATTAGAATGATTAATACAGATTTTAAACTATATTGTGATAGTAATTTGAGTGTAGGATTTGGTTTAAAAAGGAAAGAAATCCATAAATTATTAATTAGTAATTTATATAATAATAAATGTTCTTTCCAACCAGGTATATATCAAGGAGTTAAATTAGAATATTTTTGGAATAAATGTAATCCGCTTAAGAATGGTATTTGTTCGTGTCCTAAACAATGTTATGGAAAAGGAAAAGGAGAAAAAATAAATGAATGTAAAAAAGTTACAGGTGCTCTATTTGAAAGTGGAAGTATTTTAATTACAGGAGGAGTTTCATTTGAACAAGTTGATGAAACATATAATTATATATGCGATTTTCTAAGAAATCATAAAGATATTATTAAAAAAATACAACCATCGGCTATCAGTCTTAATAATAACAAACAATAAGATATTTAATATATCCCCAATATCCTTAGATATTATTAGCTTAACTATTATCTAAAAATTAACATGACAACTAAAATTATAATTATCATCTATATCATTTGTTGTATATTTTTTATATTTATTTGTATTTAAAGTATTGTTTCCAGGTCTATTGCCAGATGGTATGTGATGGCTCGCATAAAAATGTGAAGCATATGCTACAGCATCGGGTTCAGTTGGAGGTGTTTTATAACTATTCCCCCATGGTTTCTTATTAAATAAAACATCTCCAGTATATAAGCCAGCATTTTTTTGTACAGGTTGTACAAAAATATCATCAGTTTCTAAAACAGCATAATCTAATTCTTTTTTCATTATTCTATTATATTAAATAGATAATTTTATATAAGGATTGAATATCATATAATATTATTAAATAAATAATGGCATCCAAATCATCAAAAAAAAGGAAAGAAGCTGATTTTCTAAATGATGGTTTATCAAGCGATAATATTAAAAATATTGTCCAAGAAATTATGTTATATATGACAGAAAATAAAAGTAAATGTTCTTCTCATGAAGAACTTTTGAATAAAATGAAACAAGTTATAGATGGAATAACTTTTTTCGAAGAACGTTATCCCATGTTATACGCCATGGTTACAAAAGAAGAGGGATTTGATTATGCCAGTTTAGAATATTTTCTAAATATGAGAAATAAAATTATAAATAACGAATTATCTGTAGAGGAAGCTTCTAAAGAAGTAGGGCAAGTATGGTTTGATAAATATTGTAAAATTCCTAAAAATTAATAAGTATTTAATATTTATATTAAATAATATTTTAATATTTATTTTTTAATATCTAAAATATATTAAGATGTTAATTGAACTTTTTATAATTTCTGTTTTAATAGGAATTAGTATTGGAATTATTGGTGGCGGAGGAAGTATTTTATTTATTCCCGTATTGATGTATTATAATTTATCAATTCAACAAGCAGCAGCAATAACACTATTTTTAAATAGTATTCCTAATGCATTACCTGGATTATATTTTTATTATGAAAAAGGATTTTTTAATTTTAAAATTGCAAGTATTGTAGCCGCTGGTTCTACTGTAGGAATAATAATAGGAGCATATATTTTAACACATAATTATATTGATATAAAAATATTATATAGAATTTATACTTTTATATTATTATTAATAACATTATATAT